CTTCAAGATCGAGACCTATCGTTTCCTGCGGCTGGAACGGCCCGAAGAGGATCAACCCTTTCCGCCGGGCATGATCCATCTGCCGGACTGGGCCGACAGCGAATGGCTGAAGCAGCTGGTGGCCGAGCAGTTGGTCACGGTCCGCAACAAGCGCGGCTATGCCCGGCAGGAATGGCAGAAACTGCGGGAACGCAACGAGGCGCTCGACACCCGCGTCTATGCCCGTGCCGCCGCCTGGATCATGGGCGCGGATCGCTGGGACGAGCGCATGTGGCGGCAGCTGGAGGATCAGGCTGGCGTCACGGCACCCGAGACCACAGCTACCGACGCCGCTGAACCGACCACCGACCCGCCTGCCCGTCAGGCAGGCACGCCACCAACCACGCCACGCCGCAAGCGGCAGACTTACACACCGCGTTTCATGAGGTGAGAGATGGAGATCGACCGGATGCGGGCGCTGCTATCGGCCCTGCAGGAGGCCCGGTTCAGCGGCCTGCGCAGCGTCAGCTATGACGGCAAGACCCTGACCTATGGCTCCGATGCAGAACTGGCCAATGCCATCGCCGATCTGGAAGCCCGGATTGGACGGGCATCCGGCACCAGCCGCCGTCGGCGCTGGGGCACTATTGCCACGAAGGGGCTCTGAACCATGGCATTCGACGCCATCCGCGCACGCCTCGGCGCGATCATCGGCGGGTTCGATGCGGCGCAGTCCCATCGCCGCCTGCGTGGCTTCCGGGCCTCCCGTGCCCATGTGAACACGCTGATCGCGGGCGCGGGCGAGACCATCACCGCGCGGGCCCGCTGGCTGGTGCGGAACAACGGCTATGCCTCCGGCGCCGTGGAAGCTTTCGCCAGCAATGTGATCGGTGACGGGATCAAGCCATCGTCGTCCATCGCGGATGCGGCGCAGAAGGAGGCGCTTCAAAAGCTCTGGCTCGGCTGGACCGACGATGCCGATGCCGAGGGTCTGACGGATTTCTACGGGTTGCAGCGCCGCGCCGCGCGAGAACTGTTTCTGGCGGGCGAGGTGTTTCTGCGACTCCGCCCGCGCCGCACCGAGGACGGGCTGTCCGTGCCGCTGCAGCTGCAGATGCTGCCCTCGGAGATGCTGCCGATGGATCGGAACCGCGAACTGCCCGGCGGCGGGGCGATCCGTCAGGGCATCGAATTCGACGGGATCGGGCGCCGCGTCGCCTATCACCTGCTCCGCCGTCATCCTGGCGATATGACCGATCCGGGGTTGGTGGGCGAAACGGTCCGCGTCCCGGCCTCGGAGATCGTCCATGTGCTGGACCCGGTCGAGGCCGGTCAGTTGCGCGGGGTGTCGCGCTTCGCCCCGGCCATCGTGAAGCTGTTCACCCTCGATCTCTATGACGATGCCGAACTGGAGCGGAAAAAGACGGCGGCGATGTTCGCGATGTTCATCACCTCGCCCGCCCCGGAAACGCCGCTGGAACCAGCCGAAGAGGATCTGGAGGTCGAACCCGGTCAGGTCGTCCGCCTCGATCCGGGCGAGGATGTCTCGACCCCCGCCACGCCGGATTCGGGCGCGACCTATGAGCCGTTCCAATACCGCACCTTGCTGCAGATCGCGGCGGCGCTGGGCATTCCCTACCCCTACCTGACCGGCGATGCGGCGCGCGGCAATTTCTCGAACACGCGCGTCGCACTGCTGGATTTTCGGCGTCGCGTCTCGGCGATCCAGCACAGCGTCATCGTCCATCAGCTCTGCCGCCCGGTCTGGCAGCGCTGGCTCGATCTGGCGGTACTGGCGGGCGCCGTCGATCTGCCCGGCTATGACCGCGACCGGCGAGTCTTCCAGGCGGTCAGCTGGCTGCCGACGCGCTGGGACTGGGTCGATCCGATGAAGGATGCCTCGGCCGAGATCCTGCAGATCGAAGCCGGTCTCAAATCCCGCAGCCAGGCCATTTCCGAGCGCGGCTATGACGCCGAACAGGTCGATCGCGAGATTGCCGCCGAACGGAAACGCGAAGCGGCGCTGGGCCTCGATTTCCGCCGCCCCGGCTCGCCCGCGCAGGGGCCGAAGGGTGAGGCTGATGGCGAAGGTACCGACGCCACCGACGGCAAAGACGATGACGAAGATCGATCCGACGACCACGACGATGACGACGCCAAACCCGGGGAGGACCGCTGATGCATCACGCCCAGATCGCCCAGCGCGCCTTCGACACGCCGTTGATGATCGCCCCGGCCAAGGCACTGGCCTTTCTCTCCGGCCTCGGACCCCGCATCACAGGGCAGGAAATTCGCTTTGACGGCATGGCGGTCGCCGAACCCGATCTGACGGCCACGCGTCAGACAGCCCGCGCCTCGCTGATCGGCGGCGATCTGGCCAGGAGGCATGGCGATGATGCCGATGCGCCGTTCCCGGTGATCGATGGCGTGGCGGTGATCACCATCGCCGGAACGCTGGTCCATCGCGGCGCCTGGATCGGGCAGAGTTCGGGCCTAACCTCCTATGAGGGCCTCGCCGCCCAGATCGATGCGGCGGTTCATGAACCCGCCATTCGTGGCATCGCGCTGGAGATCGACAGTTTCGGCGGCGAGGTCGCCGGGGCTTTCGATCTCGCCGACCGCATCCGCGCGGCGCGTGATAAAAAGCCGGTGCACGCGTTCCTCGCCGAACATGCGCTCTCAGCTGGTTACGCGCTGGCCTCGCAGGCGGCCCGCATCACCCTGCCCCGCACCGGGGCGGCGGGCAGCATCGGTGTCATCACCATGCATACCGACATGTCCGGCATGCTGGCCCAGAAAGGCGTGGCGGTGACCCTGATCCATGCCGGGGCCCAAAAGGCCGATGGCAATCCCTATGCCGCCCTGCCCGACAGCATCCGCCACCGGCTGGAGTCGGAGCTGGAGGATCTGCGGATCCTTTTCGCCCAGACGGTCGCCGCCGGGCGCGGGGCGAAGCTCGGCAAGGAGGCTGCGCTGGCGACCGAAGCCGCCATCTTCCGGGGCGCGGCGGCTGTCGAAGCCGGTCTCGCCGATGCCGTCTCCGATCCCCGTGCCGCCTTTCGCGCCTTTGCCGACGGTCTCGGCCGCCCGGCATTGCCGGTCGGGCGACCGACGAATTCCCCGACCCTTTCACCACCCTACCCCAAGCAGGAGATGATCATGAGCGATCAGACGGATGAAGATGCCCGGACACCGGACCAGCAAGAGCCGCAAGCCGCAGCACCCACAGCGCAGACGGCCCAACAAGCGGCGGCGGAATCACCCGCGCCCGGCACCGCAGCGGCTGCGGCCCCGCGCGATGCCACCGCCGATGCCGTCCGTGCCGAGGCCGCTGAAGTCGCTTCGATCTGCGCGCAGGCCGCCAAGCTGGGCGTCACCCTGGACGCCGCCGATGCGGTGCGGCGCGGCGTAAGCCCCGATGCCCTGCGCGGTCAGATCCTCGACAGCCTTGCGGCCAGAAGCGACGCCAGCGGGATTCTGGCCACCGCGCCAGTGCCCACAAACAAGCCGAGCCCGCTCGTGGCTGCGGCCCGCAAATCCGCCGACAGCGCCCAACGCTGATCGCCTGACACCTTCCGGAGACCCCAATGCCCGTTCTGACCCAACCGCCCAGCATGGGCCATGCGCTCAAATATGAGCTGAACCCCAATTATACCCGCGAGACCATCACCTTGGCAGAGGGCACCGAATATCCCGCCGGTGCGGTTCTGGGCCGCGTCACCACCAGCGGCCAGTACACCTTTGCCAGCCATGGCGGCAGCGATGGCGCGGAAACCGCCGCTGGCATTCTGCTCTATCCGGTCGATACGCGGCTGGCGGAGGCCACCGGCATCCTGCTGGCCCGTGGCCCCGCAATCCTGTCGCGCGACGCGCTCTTCTACGATGGCAGCGTCGATGACGCGGCCAAGATCGCTGCCAAACATGCGGAACTGACCGCGCTGGGCATCGTCATCCGCGACAGCGCCTGACCGGTTGCGAACCGGCCCGGGGGTCGCGAACCCACCCGGAGGTTACGAACCGGCTCGACCAAGATCCTCTCCTCCCCTTCCCGACAAGGTTTCCCCATGACCATCATCCGCAATCCCTTCGATGCCGGCGGCTATTCGCTGGCCGAGATGACGCAGGCCATCAATATCCTGCCGAACCTCTATACCCGGCTCGGTGAGTTGGGCCTCTTCCGCTTCGAGGGTGTCTCCCAGCGCAGCGTCATCATCGAACAGATCGAAGGCGTGCTGAACCTCCTGCCCTCGGTCCCCTTGGGAGGCCCGGCCACGGTCGGCAGCCGCGAGGGCCGCGCCATGCGCAGTTTTGCGTTGCCCTGGATCCCGCATGACGATGTGATCCTGCCCGCCGATATTCAGGGGGTTCCGGCCATCGGCGCAATTGACGAGGCCGATCCGCTGGTCGCGGTGATGACCCGCAAACTGACCCTGATGCGCCGCAAACATGCCCAGACCCGGGAATATATGGAGATGAACGCGCTGCGCGGCATCGTAAAGGACGGGGCGGGCACCACACTCTACAATTACTTCACCGAGTTCGGCATTGCGCAGATCTCGGTCGATTTCGTCCTTGGCACCGCGGGCACCAATGTCCAGGGCAAGGTCCGCGAAGTGCTGCGCGCCGTCGAGGACAATCTCCTGGGCGAAAGCATGTCGGGCGTCCACGCCCTGGTCAGCCGCGAATTCTTCGACAAGCTCATCTCGCATCCGAAGACCGAAGAGGCCTACAAGTTCTATGCCGCGACCGGAGCCCAGCCGCTCCGGCAGGACGTCCGCCGCAACTTCCCCTTCGCGGGTATCCTCTTCGAGGAATATGCGGGTGCCGTGACGCTGTCGACCAAAGCCTCGGAACGGCTGGTCCCGGCCAATGAAGGCATCGCCTTCCCGACCGGCACCATGGACACATTCACCACCTATGGCGGCCCGGCGAACCTGCTGGAAACCGCCAATACCATCGGCCTGCCGCTCTACGCCCGCCAGCATCTCGATCCGAAGGGCCGCTGGATCGACCTGATGACCGAGGCCTCGATCCTGCCGGTCAACAAGCGCCCGAGGCTGGCGGTCCGGCTGCACACATCGAACTGACGGGCAACGCGATGAACGCCTTCGCAACTGCAATGGATCGTAT